CATACAGAAAACGATATGAGGTAAACGGAACAATTCGGAGAAAAAGCGTAATATTTTAGCAAATATCGAAACGAATTGAGAAAAATCCGTAATAACTTTTATGTTTTCGTAAGAAATAACGAGGAAAGGAGCAACTTATGGCTGAAAAGATTACAGACAGTACAGAGGTAAGCACAACAGAACTTGCCTCAATTCTTGGTGTTACTGCTCGCAGAGTGCAGCAGATGGCACAGGATGGAACGATTGTCGCGGTAAAGCGTGGCAGTTTCAATTTGGCGGAGTCGGTACAGAGATATATTGCTTTCCTCTCCTCCAAAGAAAAGGACATATCACAACAGGACAAAGCAAGACAGGATGCAGAGGTTAGCATAAAGAAAGCCAAAGCCATTGTCGCAGTTATGGAGGCTCAAGAGCTTCAAGGTAAAATGCACCGTAGCGAAGATGTGGCAGATATGACGGAGGATTTGATTTTTGCAATACGCGGAATGCTTGTTGCCCTGCCCGGACGATTGGCGGTTGATACAGCTGCGGCTCAAACTCCTGCCGAAGCCTCCGAGATAATTCGCAAAGAGGTTTACAAAGTAATGAGCGAGCTTGCGGAATATAAATACGACCCAAAGAAATATGAGGAGCGTGTGCGCGAGCGAAAGGCTTGGGATATGTCGGAGAGTGATATTGATGACGAATAAGGATGTAGCTCGTCTCAACAAAGCAATCTCCAAAGCAATACGCGGTATGATACCGCCTGACGATATGACCGTTACACAATGGGCGGAAGCAAAGCGCCGATTGTCTGCCGAGAGTGCTGCCGAGCCTGGACCGTGGAGAACTGAAAGAACACCGTATCTCAAAGAGGTTATGGATTCATTCACAGACCCGAAAGTAAACCATATTGTTATGGTTGCGGCTTCACAGGTCGGAAAATCCGAATTTTTGAACAATGCTATCGGGTACATCATAGACCAAGACCCCGGAAGCATTTTGTTTGTACACCCTACAACAATAGATGCAAAGGAGTATTCAAAACTCCGTATTGCGCCTATGATACGAGATTGTCCTACGCTGAAAAAGAAAGTCAGCGACCCGAAGAGCCGAGATAGTGGAAACACTATATTACAAAAAACCTATCCCGGCGGAATACTTACACTTTGCGGCTCAACCGAAGCTCACGCCCTGGCATCAAAGCCAATCCGTTATGTATTCGGAGACGAGCGAGACCGTTGGGCTTTGTCAGCCGGCAACGAGGGCGACCCTTGGGACTTGGCTATGGCAAGACAGACAACATTCTACAATGCAAAAGCCGTTGAGGTATCGACACCGACCATAAAGAACGCGAGTGCGATTGAGGCATCTTTTGCAACAGGCACAATGGAACGGTGGAAAACAAAGTGTCCGAACTGCGAAGAATATCACGAAATCAAGTGGGAGAACATCCGCTATGATTCGGAGGAAAAAGAGGTTGCAGGCAAAAAGACATACACCGTATCAAATATTTTTTATATCTGCCCCGGATGTGGTTGCATCTCCAATGAGTTAGAAATGAAAAGACAGCCCGCCAGATGGGAGGCTGAAAATCCTGATGCGTACAATAACGGAACGCGTTCCTTTTGGCTCAATGCTTTTGTAAGCCAATGGGCGACTTGGAAATCCATTATCCTAAAATATCTCAATGCGATTGGCTCAACGAAGAAAATGCAAGTTGTTTATAACACCTGCTTTGGTGAGCTTTGGGAGGACAGAGGCGACCTGCAAGACGAAGATAGCTTAATGGCCCGCCGTGAAGAATATCCTGCGGAACTCCCGGACGGAGTTCTCGTTCTGACTTGCGGTGTTGATACACAGGATGACCGTCTTGAATATGAGGTATTGGGACACGGACATTTCGGAGAAACTTGGGGTATTAAGAAAGGCATTATAATGGGACGACCTGATGACAAAGAAACTTGGAGCGCCCTTGATGATGTCATAGACCATATATACAGATTCGAGGATGATGTCGGGCTTCGTATCAGTATGACCTTTGTGGACGAGGGCGGACATTTTACACAAGATGTCCGTTTGCAATGCCGGGCGCGTATCGGTAAAAAAGTATTCTGCATAAAGGGTATGGCAGGTCCCGACAAACCATTTACCGCACCACCGAAAAAACAAAAGATTGTTATAAATCAAAGGGCGGTCGGCACTTGTTGGCAATATCAGCTTGGAGTAGATTCGGGTAAGCAAATCATTATGGATAACCTGAGCGTACAAACTCCCGGCTCAAAATACTGTCATTTCCCCAAAAGAGACGATTACGGCTCTGCATACTTTGCAGGGCTTTTGTCGGAGCATTTGGTTTACAAGAAAGAGAAAAAGCAGCCTTGGGTGTGGGAGAAAATTCCCGGACACGAAAGAAACGAAGCTCTTGACTGTCGCAATTACGCTATGGCGGCTTTTAAGGCTCTTCCTGCCAATTTGGATGAAACGGACAGGAGATTAAAGGCGGCTCGTCATCAAGCGCCTGTAAACAATGTTGCAACGGCTCCTGTGGCGGTTGCGACCAGGACACAACAGCCGAAAAAGAAAAAAGGCAGTAATCTAAACAAATTTTACGATAGTTGGTAAGGAGTTGATATTATGGCAGATGCAACAGAACTGAAAGCCAGGCTTGAATTTTGGAAGAGCGCACTCTCGAAGCTGAGAGCTGCATATCTGGCATTGGTTGACGGTGGTGTAAAAAGTTACACTATTGATGACCGTCAGCTTACAAGATTTGATTTACCGTCACTTAAAGACGAGATAAAAGAAGCCGAGAAAAAGGTTGACGAACTCACGGCGCTTTTATCAAACAAAAGACCGCGGAAAGCATTCGGCGTTATTCCGCGTGATTGGTAGTCGGGTATTCGCTCCGCAAGGAGCTTTACCACGGACTGCCCGACAGAGTTTGTTGCTCCTTTCGCTGTTCGGGCAATCCGTTATATATTTTTAATGTTATGGAGGCGATAAACATTGAGCAAAAACAAAGCAAAAAGGCGCTCCTCGCATCAGGCTAAAGGATATAGTGATGCCGGTGCAAGTTTTGTGCGCAGAGCATTAAAAAGTTTTTTCCCAAACAGTGGCTCGCCTAACGAGGACATTAACCAAAACAATCAAACGCTTCGTCAGCGTTCAAGGATGTTGTATATGGCTGCTCCCGTTGCTACGGCTGCAATCAATACCAACCGAACAAAGATTGTCGGAACAGGCCTCACGCTGAAAAGCGCAGTAGAAAGAGATGTGCTCGGCATCACTCCCGAAACCGCGAAAGAGTGGCAAAGGAAAACAGAGGCTGAATTCCGTTTGTGGTCGAGCAAAAAGCAAAACTGTGATGCGCTCGGTCTTAACAACTTTGAGGGATTGGAACAACTTTGCTTGAAATCGTGGTTACTGTCCGGGGATGTGTTTGTTCTTATAAAACGACAAAAGGCTACACCGACAAATCCCTACACGCTTAGGCTACACATAATTGAGGCAGACCGCGTCAGCACTCCTGCACAATATCGTGGAGGATATGCGGGCTCAGCTCTCAATGAGGGAACTGTACCCGACGGGCAACCGGGCGCAGGTAATAAAATCTATGACGGTGTTGAGGTTGATTCCAACGGTCAGGTGGTTGCTTATTACATCTGCAACATTTATCCGTATCAAACCGCAGCCGACAAAGCCAAATGGACGCGTGTTACCGCGTACGGAGAAAAGACAGGACTTCCGAACATCCTGCACATTATGGATAGCGAACGCCCCGACCAATATCGCGGTGTGCCGTATCTTGCACAGGTCATTGAGCCTCTTTTGCAGTTACGCAGATACACAGAAAGCGAACTGATGGCGGCTCTTGTTCAATCATTCTTTACTGCGTGGATACAGACCGAAACAGACCCTAATGCCATTCCTATTAACGAAGTAGGAAGCGGAGACATTGACGGAGTACCCGGAGAAAACCCATCCGAGGACAACATTTCGGAAAGTGAGAACGAGTACGAGATGGCGCCGGGAACGGTAATACATCTTGCAGAGGGAGAATCCGTACATTTTGGAAACCCGAACATCCCAACGGCAGGCTTTGAAACCTTTGTGAAAACATTGTGTAGGCTCGTTGGTGCTGGGCTTGAAATTCCGTATGATGTGCTTATCAAGGAATTTAATTCAAGCTATTCGGCAAGCAGAGGTGCATTACTTGAGGCTTGGGAAGGCTTTAAGACGCGTCGTAAATGGTTTGTGGACGATATGTGTCAGCCCATTTATGAAATATGGCTTGCGGAAGCGGTTGCAATCGGTAGAATAAAGGCACCTGGATTTTTTGATGATCCGCTTGTTCGCGAGGCTTGGTGTGGCGCGAATTGGAGAGGACCTATTCAGGGACAGCTTGACCCGAAAAAAGAAGCCGAGGCGCAAATTCTCCTTATCAACAAGGGTATTAAAACTCACGAACAGGCTACAAGAGAGCTTGGCGGTGGTGATTGGACGGAGAATGCCGAACAGTTGGCTCTTGAAAATGAGATGTTAAGCAAGGCGGGCGCAAATCAGCCCGTGAAGATACAGAATTCTGATGACGAAGGAGATGGAGACAATGAGTAAACCATTTGCAGTAAACATTCAGCGTACTTGTTATGCAATGGCAACCGTTGACAACGACAGTGCCGTAATAACTATGTACGGTGATATAGTAGAGCAACAGCCCACAGATTGGTGGGGCGACCCCATTGAGGGACAATACATAATCGAAAGTGAGTTCTTGGAGGACTTGAAACAGGTCGAAAAATGCTCAAACATCACTATCCGTATGAACAGTTGCGGAGGAGATGCGGGTGTATCTGTTTTGATTCACAACAGATTGAGAGAGCTTGCAAACAACGGAACAAAGCTCACTTGTATCGTGGACGGTGTTGCTATGTCGGGAGGCTCGCTTATTATGTGTGCCTGCGACACAGTAAAAGTCAATCCGTCAAGCCTTATTATGATTCACAAGTGTTGGTGCTTCCTCTTTGGTGGCTACAATGCGGACGAATTGCGTAATATGGCAAAGACAAATGATGCGTACGACAAATCGCAGATATCAATTTACCAAAGAAAGACCAATCTTACAGAAACGGTGCTTTCACATATGATGGCAGATACGACCTATATGACAGGCAAAGAAGCTTTGGAAAAAGGTTTTGCTGATGAACTTATGGAAGATGCAGAGCCTCTTGACATTGCCGCAAGTGCTGACGGTCGCACGCTATTTGTAAAAGGTCGGCAGATGCACCTTACTCCCGGTATGTTTGCACCCGACCACATTCCAACGGTCAATCCCGATGCATCAGCTTCGGATATGACAATAAATTCTAATCAGCAGGCAACCCCTGCAGCCACAGAAGGAGGAATAACTAT